CCCTTGTAAGACCGTGCCCGATAGGGCCTCGGATATACAAGACCGCGCTCGCTGTGCCTATCATCGAACGGGATGACCTTTCGGTCATCATCGTTCCATGTTAGATCCTCGTCCCAATCACTATTGATGAGACGAACCAGCGAATCCTGTAGATTATACCAATAATCTTTAACTGGGCGTACATTAACGCCCTTTACAGAATAGGCCTTAACACCGTAAAGGTGATAACGTTCGTTCCACTTGGTCGAACGCTCACCTAGCAGGTAGCTAAGGTCTGCCTTGATATACTCATAGATGGCGCTGTAGTCAGGGTTATTGCTTTTAGGCAATGGCCCAAACCGCTCCGCCACTTTCGTATACAAGTATGCGGCCGTTCTATGCAAGCACCTGAGTCTTAGCCTTTTGGCTAATTCACAGATACTAACACAGTCAGTATAGGTGATGAGCTTTTGTCCCTTCCTTACTCTCACCGGTGTTATGTCGATACCGTTATAGGCATCGACACCGCACGACTCCCTAAAGGAGCCGTACCTGAATGTCTTTCCAACGTTGACGATTAAGCCAGCGCGGGTATAAGCATTCAATACCGAGTGGTAGTATTTAGTTGGGAATATTACATCGTCACCGAAGACATAGACTTCGGTCTGGCACTTGCCATGCCGAAGCGTTATGCCAGCAACAGCCAGAGCATAGAACACTAGGCTCTCAACGGGGAAGGTTAAACCATTCCCCATAGGAGCCCATTTGTTCATTACTCGAATCACGCCATCTGGTCCTATGTAGTGCGAAGCTCTCGAGCAAGATAGGAGATTATAATGGTAGTCACCAAATAGGTAACGTACCAACTCCTGATCAACCCGATCGCTGGCCTCTTTCAAGTCGGCCGTACACATTGTACGGTCCAAACTTGATCGAAGAGCACATTTCCCGTTTATGGTTTGATCCTTAAACGATACATGCCCTCGAGTGAGGGGATGTGTGGTAATGGCATCACATAGAACGCGACTTTGGCCAAGCTGTATCCAAACAGACTCTGCCGGGTGCACGCAAATTAAGCGTGGACCCCGCGAATCCTTGGGCACAGCAGTGACCTTAGCCACAATACGATCCACTAAGGCGATTTTACGGTTCCCTGAGGCTCCGAAGACTTCTTCCCAGAAACTGGGGAGGGCAACGAAGTGCTCGGAGTAGCCGTAATACTGCCCAATGGCGTCGTAATACGTATAGAATGCTGACTTAGAGCACGGCAACCTGGGAGGAAAAACACTCCCAGGACCATGCTTGCCGACAGTATTCTTAAAATCACATTGCGCAGTAATGCGCGATATGATTTTGCGTGCTTCTTCAAAGAGGAGCATATCGCCCGGGGAGAAAGCCTTGAAGGCTGCTCTCCAGACGAGAAGCTCCGAATCAGTATCGATAAAGCTATTAAAAGCTTCATTTATACTTTCCTTTGTTGGTTGTTGTTCGGTCTTATAGCCGAACACAAGGAGCTGTCGCAGCGCTCCGATAAACTGCGAATCAAACGGAAACATCTGACTAGTATAGTAGTCATCAAGGGTTTTCCCCTTGTAGATTACTGCACAGGCAGACTCCCTCTGTTCACAGGCGAACTCCCAGAGTGGCGCAAGCCACGACGGGAGCTCGCTATCAAGATCCGCCTTACGAGTGAGAAAAACCCACTCGTT